GTCGGTCACGTTGGCGGCCTATTCGGCCACCAGTGCCGCGAACGCCGGGTCGGCCACCATCTCCGGTGCCACCCTGACGTTTGTTGGCACTGCGGCGGCGGCTGATGTGAATCAGTTGCACGCCATCACCGTCAAGGCCGATCAGCTTCCGGCTGGCGCGCCGTTCCTCACCGTGGCGCAAACCGTCTGGGGCAACTCAGCGGTCTGGGTCGGGGACGTGACCATCTTCCGGTACAACGGGCGGTCATTGCCGGTGTCGAATAGCACGTTGCTATCCGACGTGAAGCAGGTCGCCTAACCCCTCTCACGCAATGCCATGAGCCTCGGAGCAATCCGGGGCTTTTGTGTTGGCACACGACCCGGCCTAGTTCCCGGCTTGCTACTGGGAACGAAAAGAGTTCCCTGGCTCCTGGTCGGGTCGCCTTTCAGGGGAAGTTGTCACGAAAGGGTATGTGACTCAATGGGCATCAAACTCGCCTGGAGCAGCAACGCTGCCTTCGCCAACACGGGGTATGGCAACCAGACCCGAACCTTCGTTCCACGCCTCAAACGCCTCGATTGTGTTGATGACGTGGCCATGATCGCCTGGTGGGGGCTGGAAGGTGGCGTCCTCGACGGCTGGAACGGGATGCGCATTTACCCGAAGGGAATGCACCCGTACGGCTCCGACGTGATGGGTGCACACAGCCAGCACTTTGGCGCGGACCTCCTCATCACCCTGATCGATGCCTGGGTGCTCAACCCGAAGGAAATCCCGCCTGGTTTGCGCTGGAGTCCCTGGTTCCCGATCGATAGTGATCCTATCCCGCCGCCCGTCCTGAACGTGGTCAAGGAAGCCTGGAAGCCGCTGGTCTACTCCCGCTTCGGCCAGAAGCTCATGCAGGACGCCGACATTGACGCGACATTCATTCCGCACGGGATCGTTACCAGTATCTACCGACCGATCGGCAAGAAGGTGGCACGCGAACGCCTGGGCTGGGACCAGGACGCCTACATCGTGGGCATGGTGGCTGCGAACAAAGACCGCCCGAGCCGCAAAGCGTTCGCGGCCAACCTCTCCGCCTTTGCCGCGTTCCAGCACGACCACCCAGACGCGATGCTGTACCTGCACACGCAGATGGATGGGCGCGTCGGTGGCGAAGACCTGACCCAGATGGTGAACGCGCTCGGCATCAAAAACGTGATGGCCCCGGACCCCTACGGGCTGCTGCTGGGCTATCCCGACGAGCATATGGCCTGCCTCTACAGCGCGTTTGACGTGCTGCTCTCCGTCTCGATGGGCGAAGGGTTCAGCATGACGCCGCTCGAGGCGCAAGCGTGTGGGACACCCGTGATTGTGGGGTTGTGGACCGCCACGGAAGAATTGCTGTTCGGTGGCTGGGGCGTCGAGAAAGCCGACAGTGAGCCGTACTGGACCGGGCTGAACGCCTGGCAGCGGCTCCCGCATACCCAGGCCATCAAGAACGCGCTCGATGAAGCGTTCCGGGGCGACCGTGCCGCGATGGGGCGCTTGGGCGTCATCGGTGCCCAGCAATACGACGCCGATACCGTCACGCAGGTTTACTGGAAGCCGTTCTTAGAGAGCGTGGACAAGGCCGTCCAGGTCAACAAGCTGATTACCGGCGCGGCGGCAGAGAACGGCGGGAAAGACGCCACGATCGCCAAGCTGAACAAGAAGCTGGCGGCAGCATGACCCCGCGAGAACGCGCCATAGCCGCCTGTGAGCCGTTCCCGGTGCCGCGCCAGATGATTGTGCATTTCCCGAACCTGATCGGGCGGAACGCGCCGGGCAATGACAGTACGGAAACACACTTCACCGACGAAGACCTGGGCGAAGCGATAGCGATGCCGGCCAGTGAAGCGCAGTTGTTGCACGATATTGTTCTGCGTGCGAGTCCCTTCCGGTTGCTCGAAATCGGCGCGTATGTGGGTTGGTCTACCGCTGCGATGCTTGAAGGGCTGGAAACCTGGGGCGGACAAATCCTGTCGGTCGTTGACCCGTTTACGGAAAGCGGCTGCTCCGCAACTGAGACAGAAGCGCGGTTCTGGGAGAACCTGGATCGGGTCCAACCGGGCGGGTTTACGCTCGTCTTTCGTGGCCGCTCGCCTGAACTGCTCCCGATCATCAAGCACCGCCACGGCTGGGACTTTGCTTTTATCGACGGACACCACGGCGGTGACCAACCGCTGCGGGACATTCAGGGGCTGGTCCCATGCCTGACCGATGACGCCGTTGTGGTCTTGCATGACGCATGGCTGGCCGGCGTCCGGGAGGCAATTGACTGGCTTTATGCCCAGGGGTTGGCCTGCGTCGAACTCCCTACCGCGAACAAGATGACCATCTGCTACCGGGACCACCGCCCGACTTGGCTGGACGACATCGAAGCCAAAGCCCGCGAGTACGTGGCGGTGGCGAATGGCTGAGAACGTCATCGCGGTGATCACCACGTACAACGAAGAAGCCACCATCAAGCGGCTGGTTCAGAAACTGAGCCGGAAGATGCTCGTCATTGTGGAAGACGGCGGATCGGACGATGACACCATCGAAGAAGCCTACGCGGGCGGTGCGCGGGTCGGCACGACCTACGAACGACGCCCGATCGCCGAATGCCTACTTGACGCCATGCGAACTGCGCTCGATCTGGGCGCGGACCGTATCGTGCAGATCGACGCCGGCGGCAGCCACCAGGTCACCGATGTGTGGACGCTGATTGACAGCAATGCCGATCTAGTTATTGGCTCCCGGTTCGTTGAGGGCAGCCGGTATGAGGGCAACCTGAAACGGCAGGTGATGAGCCGGGTCGCGGCAGCAGCGTGCAACCTGGCCGTCCCCGGTGCATCGTGGCACGACTGGACGAGCGGCTACCGGGTGTTCTCGCGTACTGCTGCCGAACACCTCGTGCAGCAGCAGTACGACGCCACGATGCACGGATTTCAGATCGAAGTCCTTGTCCACGCAGCCCGCGCCGGGTTCCGTATCGAGGAACGACCGATCACCTACATCGCCGGCCGCAGCTCGTTCAATCGAAAAGTGGGCCGTGAAGCATTCGGCGTCTGGTGGCGATTGATGAAGCAGCGTGAGAACCCGGTCAATTGGGCGAAGCCGTCCTCGTTTGGGGGCGTCCTGTGAACGTCGTCATCGCCAGCATCTTCCGTGATAGCGCGTCCTACCTGAGCAGCTACGTGTCACAGGTCGCCGGATTGCGTGATCTGCTCGCCCAGCGTGGCGACCGGCTGACTGCGGTCTGGGGCGAGGGCGACAGTATCGACCGCACCGCCGTGAAACTGGCGGAGGCTGCCCGGAAAGCGTCCATCGACTGCGCACTCATCGACGTGGCCCACGGTGGCGCGAAGTTCGGCAGTGTGGACGTTGAACAGCGATGGCGGCAGATTTCGTACTGCTGCAACACCGTGCTTGACCAGATCCCCACGGACGCCGATGTGGTCATGTACGTCGAAAGCGATCTGGTCTGGAACGCTGCCCAACTGCTCGACCTGATTGACGATGTGTCGCAGTTCGGGATGGACGCCATTGCGCCGATGAGTATGGCCCTCGGTGAGACGCCGCTCCGTTTTTACGATACCTGGGGCCATAGAAGTGGTGGCGTGGCCTTCCAGCCGTACGCGCCGTTCCACGAGGGATTAGCACTCAACCCACATATCGCGCTCCCGCTCGATAGCGCGGGGTCGTGCATCGTCATGCGTGGTGAAGTGGCGCGGTCGGCACGGTTTGACCCACCGGAGATGGGCATTGTCGGCTTCGGCCACGACCTGAACGCCAAGGGGTACACGATGGTCCTCGATCCCTCCACGTCAGTGTGGCACCCGTAATGGCAATCACGACCCTGGCCGCACTGCGCGCGCATATCGGCATGTCGGGCACCGCTGATGACACTCAGCTCCAGTTCTTCCTCGACAGTGCCCAGGACGCGATTCAGGACCACACACGCCGGGTATTCGACGCTGGCACCGCGACCAGTACCCGCTATTACGCGGACGACCCGTATACCTTCAGCGGCCAGCGGCTCTATCTCGACGGAGAAGTGTTGAGCGTGGCTGAATTGGTGAATGGCAACGGCGGCACCATCGACAGCAGCAGTTACACACTCATGCCGCGCAACCTTCCGCCGTACAGCATCATCGAATTGAAGACCAACGAAATCTGGAACTGGAACACCGACGGCGAGGTCGCCGTGACTGGCGTCTGGGGCTACTCCGCCACCGCACCATACAAGGTGCAGGAAGCCTGCCTCGAACTCGCTGCCTACTACTACCGCCTGAAAGACGTGTCCACGATGGACGTGGCAGGCCCACCGGAAGGGCCACAGATGACAGTCCCGCGTGGGATGCCGAAGAACGTGTACGACTTGCTCACGCCCTACCGGAAACGCCAGCGGTGATCATCGACGACACGCTCGACGCCATTGAAACGGTCCTCGAAGGCGTGACCGGTCTGGCGCGGGTGTATCGCCACAAAACGGGCTACGTGAACCGTGGCGATTTGCCGGCCGCAGTCACGTACAGCGGACCCAGTATCGGGGAAGGCTCCCGCTTTGGTGGCGCGACGTTCCGGCAATCCGACCGGGCGTACATCATCGATGTGTATGTGGCAGCAGTCACCGAAGCCACCTGGGACGAAAACATCGCGGCGGCGGAAACGCTCTTGCAGTCCTGCATTGATGCGTTCCTGACGCTGGAGAACGTGACGCTCTCCGGGGTGGTCACCAGCATCGAGGGCATCACCGATACCGGCGTGGTCGTTCTGACCCTCGGCAATAACACGTTTACCGGCTTTCAACTCACGCTTGCCGTCATGGGCAAGACAGTCCAGGCGTCTTAGGAGGGCGGCATGGCGTTCGGTCCATACATCGCAAACAAAATCGAGTTTGGCCTTCAGGGCACGGTAACCACGGCGAAAACGCCAACCGTTGCCTGGGCTGGCCCTGCGACCGATATTCAGGACACGTCGGTGGTCGTGTTCGTGCAAGAAGATACCGGCACGCTTGCCCCATCCGAACGGTCCTATGTGACCTTCCAGGGCGCGATGGTGGCCTTCCCGGAAACTGAGTTCACTTTCCAGCAAGGCTGGTATCCGTTCCAAACCGGCATGGGCAGTGTCGCTGCCGGTGCTGGCACCGTCACCCGGACCTATACCGCGCCTTACGGCACTGCCATCCCCACCTTCCAGCCCGCCACGATCCGCACTGGCAACGCCGTGGTTGGTGATGGCGGGCAGATGGTGGGCGCGTTCGCCTCCGAATGGGAAGTGTCCGGTGCCGGCACTGACGCCATCAAGATCACATCTACCTGGCTCGGGCAGCGGCGGACGGATCAGGCACTGGTCGGCACTGCCGTCACTATCCCGTCGTCATTGGAAGTGGCGCTCAACGCAAAGACTTTGCTGTATAGCGATGCGTCGGGTGGCACGGTGGGGAACACGCAAGTCCCCGGCGTCATGCGCTCCTTCAGTATCAAGGGCAAAAGTCCGTGGATGTTTGTTCCAATCGGTGACGGCAATACGTACCCGACAATCTACAAGTTCGCGCCGTCGGATGACGACACCTACAGCGCGTCCCTCACGTTTGAGCTTGAGAACAACTCCGGTGGGTCGGCGGTCGTCAATCATCGTTCCTACTTCGCGAATCAGACCGTGCGGCTGTATCGCATCCGCATCAACGGCACGACCCCGAATCAGTTGACCTTCGACTTTGCGGGCAAGCCGGAGAAGGTCAATCCCTACGAACGAGACGGCGGCAATACGCTGGTGACGGTGGATTTCAAGATCCGCCCATCGATTGTAGACAGCCTGTATTTCAAGGCTGAAGTCGTCAACACCGTCGCATCTAACCCGTAACACTCACGCCACCAGGGAGGCAGTGTGTCCGACTACACGAACGACCCCGCTGAGGGGTCGTTTTTTGATGATGTTTTGCACGTCATCAAGATCGACGACCAGAACAGCATCACGCTTCGGGTGCTGACGTTCGAGGAGCAAAAGAAAGTCTCGCGCATCGTCAACGCCAGTAAGAACATGTCGATCCCCGACGCGGCAGGACTGCTGGCCGAGAAGATGATTGTGGGCTGGGATGGGCCGAAGTTCGCCGGGCGTCCGGTCAACCCCGAGAACATCAACAAATTACCGATGTCGGTCGCAAACCTGATCGCAGACAAGATCCAGGAAATCAACGCCCCTTTAGCCGTGACACCCTCGATCGAATAGAGGCGTGGTTCACGAACAGCATCGTCTACGGCGCATCCAACGACGGCCAGGAGGTTCCCTGGCCGTTTTCGTTTGAGTTGGCCCTGATGGATGACACCGGCTGGTCCTGGACCGAATTGATGCAGACCCCGTACCCGGTGGTGCAGGTGAAGGCGTTGCAGATTGCGGCACGCAACAAGGCCGTCAAGGAGAAGCGCGTGATCGATGAAGCGGAACAGAAGACCAGAGAGGCCATGAGCCGCATGCAAGGACACCGCTAAGTGGCCTCTCCTATCTCGATCATCATCAACGCCCAGAATAGTGCGTCCGGCGCGCTGGGCGGTCTGGTGAACAGCATCACGGGCGTGAGCCGTGCCGTTGGTGTGGCGCAGCGTGACTTCCAGAACTGGCAAAGCCAGATTCGGACGGCAGAGTCGAATATCAACGACCTGCGTACCCGGATGGACACGCTCCGGTCAATGGGCGTCCAGCCGAACAGCCAGGCGTTCCGCGACCTTGCCGCACAACTCGGCGCAGCGGAAGCAAACCTCCGCCTCTTGCGATCCGGCGCGAGTGACGCCGAACAACGCCTGCGGGCGGCGGAAGCGGCGGCGCGGGGCAATACCGCCGCAATGCAGGCAATGGGGAGCGTCGCACTTGGTGCGGTCGCCGGCGTCGCCGCCCTCGGTGCCGCCGTCACCGCAATGGGTGTTGGCGCGATGGCGGTGGCGATCAAAGGCGCAGCGGACTTTGAGCACGTCCTGGGGACGGTGCAGGCCGCTGCCGGGCCGACCGCTGAAGAACTGCGCCAGATGCGCGTCGAGGCGATGAAGATCGGCCCGCAGTTCGGAAAATCGGCCGACGAGACGGTCGCCGCGATGGGTGAGCTGGCCAAGTCCGGCATGTCAATGTCCGACGTATTGGGCGGTGGCGCGAAAGCCGTTGTCGCCCTTGCCACGGCCGGCGGCGAGGCGATTACGCCGATGGCCGAACTGCTCTCGAAGACCCTTTCCCTGTTCCGCGAATCCGGGCTCACGGCGGCCGACTCGGCGGACTTGATTGCCAAAACGGCGAATGCGTCCGCCATTGGTATCGGCCAGTTCGGGTATTCACTGGCAGCCGTCGGCCCGGTGGCGGCCCAGGCCGGGCTGACCTTTGAGCAGATGTCCGCCGCGATCGGCATCCTGGGCAATAACGCTCTGGTCGGAAGTGACGCCGGTACATCACTCAAAACGATGTTACTCGCACTGACCGCGCCATCTGATACGGCAGCAAAAACCCTCAAAGCGTTGGGCGTGTCCACGTTCACCGCGTCCGGGGAGATGAAGGACTTCCGCACCATCCTGGGCGACCTCCAGGGGGCAATGGCGGACCTGTCCGATCAGGAACGCGCCGGCTCGCTGAAAGCGATATTCGGGACGGACGCCATTCGTGCCGCCAACATCTTGTTGAAAGAAGGCGTGGACGGCTGGGACGCCTTTATTGAACAGATGCGGCTGGCCCCCAGCGTGACCGATCAGGCCAACACGCGAATGGGGACACTCACCGGGACGCTGGACCGGATCAAGGCGTCGTTCGGCAACCTCGTCATTCTCGGCGGAACACCGTTTATCGGGATGCTGCAAGTGGTCCTGGGCAAGCTCAACAGCATGGTGTCCGGGTTCGACATAGGCCGCGCCGATGCCATGTCGAACGCCCTCAAAGGGCTGATGATGACTGGCGACCCGGAAAAGCGGATCGGCTTCTACAACCAACTTGCCGATGCGATCGGCAACCCGAAACTGGCTGAAGGTCTGGCGATTGCCACATCCGGCATGGCCGGCCTGTGGCAAATCATGACGGGCGACTGGGAAGGTGGCAGCGCGCGGGTCACGGACGCTATCAACCAATTGACCACGAAGTTCGACTTCAAAGCGATACTCGGCAATGCCAAGGCGTCAGTCGGGGAGTTCTTCGCGGGGTTGCAGCCGGTGTTTACCGAGTACGCCCCGGTCATTGCCGAAACGGTCGCCGCCTGGACCGCCGAGTTGTGGAAGTGGGTATCCCCCGCCATCGAGCCCCTGCTGATCGAGGCCGGAAACCTGATGACCCGTGTCTCTGACAAGTTGAGCGAGGAACTACCGCCGCTGCTCATCAAGGCGATGGGCAAAGCCACCGTCGCGTTTGTTGCCTGGATTGCCGACAACTTCGGCCCGATGGTCAAGGACGAGATGGGGCGACAGGCCGGGATCATTGCCGAAGGATTGCTCACGCTCAACTTTGAGAAGGTGGGCGAATCCTGGTTTGCATCGATCGTGACGGGACTGGCAAAAGCGGCCTGGGGCTTCAACCCGCTGGGGATCGTCGCCAATGCGGGCATGAAGGCGTCCGGCGATCTTGGCACCGCAGCCGGGAACGCCCTGCTCGATCAGACGATGGGTCCGGTCCAGGGGCCACAGAAACCGGGCGGCAACGCCGAAGGGACTGATTTCTGGCGTGGTGGCCTGACCTGGGTCGGTGAACGTGGCCCGGAGCTGCTCGACCTGCCCACCGGATCGTCCATCACGAACCACCAGCAATCAATGCGGACCATGAACGACATGATGCAGAGCGTGAACCTCGGCGGCATCACCATCGGCGTGAACGTCAACGGCGGCAACGGTGAGGGGCTGAACGCAAAGCAGATCATGGCGCAAGCCATTCCGATGATTGAGCAGCAGCTACTTGAGCGGCTCAACGGTGCGCTGGAAATGTCGCGCCGTCAGGTGGTGACCGGGTGAGTGCGCCATACCACTACGCACTGGCGTCCAGCGTTGCCGGATTGTCCACGCCACTGTCCCCTGGCCCGTACCAGCCGAAGCCGATTGGACGCCGCAAGATTATTGCTTTGGACGGGACGGTACGCCGGAGCGGGAAGGAAGGACGGGAACTGCAATTCCCGATCCTCGATTCCTCCGAGTTCAAGGTGATCTGGGACGTAGCCGGCGGCGATGACGCCGATTCAGCGCAAGGGTTCATCCGTTGCAAGATGGTCAAAGCGACCGGGCTGACCGAGTTGTGGGGCGACTACTCCTGCACCATCGAAAAGCCGGTCGAGAACTTCTACTGGGAAGGAGCGAACCTCCGCCGCGGCGTGCTGGTTCGTGTCACCCAGATGCAGCTCAACAACTTGAGTAGCACCAATGACCCCTAGGGAGAGGCGATGGCAACCAACCCGATAACGTTTCAGGCCATCCCCGAAGGCGGGACAGCCCCGGTTGATCTTGCCGCAGGCGTGCTCAATGGGGGATCGAACTACGGCCTCCATGTTATCACCTGGGGCTATACCGGGAGCCTGTATGTCCCTCAACGGGTCAGTGCGTCGGGGTATACCCAGATTGATCCGACAGCACGATACGAGGTGTTCAACATTCAGGCGGGCACCGTTGGCGCAGGCGGAACACTGACACTCGTTGGTACTGCCACCATCGGAAATTACTACAACGTTCTCACTGGCGGGTTCAACGCCAACCACGCAGGAACCATTGTGTTTCAGTGGTCGAATGACCCCACGATGGCCGTGGTCCTTGCCCAGAAGACCTTCGCCGCCACCGCGAGCGACCCGACGGACCTGATGCACCCGAACTACGCCGAATACTTCCATGCCCATTTTGTGAACAGTGCAGGGGCTGGCGGGACCGTATGGAGCCAGGTCTACGCCGGGAATCTGGTGTTCTAGATGGGAAGCTTCACGACTGACATCAAGTTCGTCTCGCCGCCCACTCGCGTCCTGCACCCGAGCGCGAGCGGCGTGGATCTGACCCTTACTGGCGACCTAACCGTGGGCGATGACGGCATCTTTTCCGGTGGTGTCACCGTTGGCAATACCGACCCGGCCCTGACCGGACAGATCAAGCTCGCGGCGTCGGGTGGTGCCGGGTATCTGTCGTTCTACGACGGCGCATACCGCGAAGGACATATCGACGCATCCACCCTGTACCTCGACATCTCCGGCACGGCCAAAGGCACCGCGTCCGCAACCGTCTTTAGCTATGTGAATATCACCACACCGGGAACCTTGACGGCGGCGGCGGGGACGGTAAGCGGCGCGCTCGGTATCGCGGGGGCTGCGACGGTCGGCGGGACTGCGACGATGGCCGCAGGCAGCGTAACAACCGCATTTGTGGTAACCGGCACAGCCACGCTGGGGGCAGGCACCGTGACCGGCGCATTTGGCGTGGCAGGCGCGTTGTCCACGAGCGGGACGGTCACAGCAGCGGCAGGTACCGTCTCCGGCAACCTCAGTGCAGGTGGGACCGTCATCGCGGCTGCCGGTACGGTAAGCGGTGCACTCGGCGTAGGCGGCACGGTCACGGCGGCGGGCGTGAGCATTGGCCCACTCTTTTCGTATCTCCGGTCAGCCACCGTTAATAACGTCACTGGCAACGGCACGGTCTACACCTGTGTGTTTGATACGGCAGTGATCAGTAACGCCAACTTTGCCACCGGGACCGGGATATTCACGGCTCCTGCTGCCGGGAAGTACCTGCTGATGGCGAGCATTAGCATGGTCGCCGGCAACTCGTCCGGCACGCAGGGGTCGGTGCAGATCGTCACGACAGGACAGAGCTTCCGGCTCGATCTCAATCCCTACGGCAGCCGGCATACCAGTAGCGGTGTGACAACCGTCGCGCTTGCAGTGATTGCATCACTGGCGACCAATGACACTGCCAAGGTCACGCTGACCATTACGGGATCAGGGTCGGACAATGGCAGTTTCGTCGGCGGGTCTGGATTCAGTTCATTTGCCGGCTGGCGGGTCGGATAGGAGACACAATGCCAAAAACCATCACCATCACACTCACCGATGCACAGGTCAAGCTCCTGGAGCATGAGCTGCTCGACATTGACCAGTGGGTCCGGGATGCCATCGCCGGACGGATCGACTACACCATGAACGTCCTGGCTGATGAAGCCCAGGGTGTCCTGATGGCCGATCCCGCCGTCGTCACCATGCCTGCCAAGCCGGACGCGCTGGTGACCGAGTACCTCAAACGGCCCGACTACAAGAACCGCAAGCAGCGCGAAGGGATTGGCCAGGAACCGAAGCCGGTGAAGGCGAAAGCCTGATGGTTGCCACCCTTCAGAACGCATGGCCTCCCTTTGATCTGGACGCAGCGGCACAGGACTGCGAAACCCGGATCTACCTGGGCGGGCCACGTCCGTTCATCCGGCGCGCATTAGTCGCGGAGGGACTGGCTCCGCCAACGTCTGCGACCGTAACGCTCAACGGCGGGGTCAATACCTTTGTTGATGCGACCTGGACGCTGGATGATGTGTCCTCGCTCCTGCGCCCGTCGGGTGCGCTCTTTGTCGAAGGGCCGCTCGGTGACATCTGGGTGACGTATCAGACGGTAGACCCGGACGCGAACACTATTTCGGGTGTCCGCACTGCTGCCGGCGTCGATCACGTCCTCCCGGACGGGTATGTCGCATCCCAGTGGCGGGACATCACCTCATACGTAGAATCGGTCGAGATGGGGTTCCGGCGCGAGGGGAAGGCCTTCATCTGGTCGGCGTCCCTGACCGGGGTAGACTGGAACAGCATCGTCCAGTTCCAGGACGCGACCATCATGATCGTCAAACGCTACTGGAATAGCACGTTTGGCGGGGATGCCGACACTCCGATCGTGGAAGACGATCACGACAAGTTGGCCGATTCCGGCTGGACGCCCTTCATCCCGCGCTTTATCGGCTACCTCGACCCGGTGAAGGTATCAGGGGACGCTGACGGCACGGCCTATACCATCACGGCCCGTTGTGAGAGTAAGTACCTGTCCCAGATGTCGGTGGTCCCGAAAACCTACGGGGCCGAAACGATTGTCGGCACCCGCACGGCGAGCAGCACTCTGGGCGCACCATCCGCCGAACCGGAAGAAGGCGACGGCGTGTCCGACTTCGGACCCGTCCAGACCGGGGACGACAACCGGCGCACACTGTGGATCAGCCAGAACGCCCCGTCCACCTCGTCGGCGTTGGCCGTGCGTCCCACCGGACGGGTCCAGAACACCACGACCATCCCGGAATCGTCCGGCCTCGGTCTTCGTATTCAGCAGGTGTTCTGTAGCGGAGTCGAAACCGCACGGATGACCCGGCAGCGGCAGACCTGGATCGAAGTCGCCAACACCAACCCTGAACCGCCCGCATTGTGGCCGTTTGAGGACGACATCTCTGCCAAAGGTGGTCCCATCCCTGCCAAGGACGACGGGCAGACCTACGGCAATATCTCGCTGACCGGCATCGCGCTCCGCAACTCACGCAACCAGCGCGT